TCAACTTGCTCTTGGCTACCTGTATTCAATTGTCAAACCTGATATGGACCTAGCCTATTCAAAGAGACACGCCCGTAGAGCCGTAGAGATTGCTTCGGTCCTTGACGCTAACACTAATAAGCCCTTACAGTTAGTGGTCCAGGAAAGGATGTAGTAATGGAGTTCAATACATTTGATTATGTAGAACCAGAGTTTAAGAACGTTATGGCAACAGGTGAATATGCTGCACACTATTGGTTTGAGCAAGGTTGGAAGGCTTGTAGACTTGCTTTCTTATTATACGACCAAGCACAGAAGGCTGGAGCACACAGAGTATGACATCATTTCTTGTTGGTCTAATGGTTGGAATGTTAATCGCCAGAGCATTTGATTTATGGGTAGATTGGAAGTACAAGAAGTGACTGACCCAAAGGAACTACTACTCACTGCTCTTAAAGCAGGTGATGCAAAGCGTTCACGTTCTACACAAGTACAGATAGGACCATCAGAGTTAGGTGGCTGTCGTCGTAAGGTCTGGTATAGATTAAATGACCAGCCTGAAACCAATGACAACGAGATGAAACTCGCTGCCATTATGGGTACTGCTATCCACGCAGAGATTGAGAGAGCGTTAGCAGATAACCCTGATGTAATGATTGAAACAGAAGTTGAATACAACGGTATGAAGTCGCATATTGACTGCTATGTACCTGCCACTGGCGATGTCATTGACTGGAAGACAAGCAAGGTACGCAACCTTTCATACTTCCCATCAACACAGCAACGCTGGCAGGTACAGACATACGGTTATCTATTGGCTAAGAATGGTCACGATGTAAAGCGTGTATCTCTAGTTGCTATTGCACGTGATGGTGATGAACGAGACATCAAGGTACATACTGAAGATTATGATGAGAGCGTTGCAATGCAAGCATTGAATTGGTTGGAAGCAATCAAGGGTGCAGCAGAAGCGCCAGATCCAGAACGCGATGCAACTTACTGTAAGTTCTATTGTAAGTTCTACGATGCATCAGGTGAGATGGGATGCGTTGGTATAAAAAAAGAACATACACCAGTGACTGATATAGTCATTGAAGATGCAGACATTGACAAGAATGCATTGCTGTATCTACAATTAGCAGGACAAATCAAGGAGTTAGAGAAGCATCAGGATTCTTTGAAGGCTTCTTTTGAAGGGTTACTGGGTACTACGCATTCTGGTATTGAAGTCAGTTGGACAACAGTGCGAGGTCGTGAAAGTATTGACAGTGAAGAAGTAGAAAAACTTATTGGATATGTGCCTAAGAAGTTTGGCAGTGAATCACAACGGTTATCAATCAAACAAACTGGAGGAAAATAAATGGCTGCAAATGCAACAACAAAGATACAAGTCAACTATGGCAAGGATGGTGTTCTTGTAAATGTTTATGCTGATAATCAAGGTGAATTAGAAGCATTACTGGCTAGTGTCCAGGATGTATCTTCATTGATTAACTCTGTTAATGGATCACTACGTGGTGCACCAGTTGCATCAGCACCAACAGTTGAATCAATTGCAAAACAATTTGAAACACCACCTGTTGCTGCACCTCAAGTTGTAGAAGGACAAGCCCCGACCTGTAAGCACGGCACTATGGCGTTTCGTAATGGAACCTCAGCACGTGGACCTTGGAGAGCGTGGATGTGTGCTGCACCAAAGGGTGCAGTAGATAAGTGCGAAGCAATCTTCCTAAGATAATTGAATGCGGGAACCTCGTGAGTACGAGAACCCGTTATGTGCACAGATAGGTGGTGACTTCTGGTTCCCTGAAAGAGAAGAGGGAGCAGTAAGTTACGTTGATGGTCAGTATGCGAAATCAATTTGCAGAGGATGTTCTCATAGAATTGAATGCGCTGAGTGGGGAATCCGCAAAGAAGCATTTGGTATATGGGGTGGGTTAGCCCCACGTGAGCGTTTGAGTATAAGAAGAGACCGCAGAATAAATCTTGGAGGGGATGGGGAAGTTGCTTAATCTAAAGCGGGCACTGGGCACTAGCACTATCAAGGCTGTGCCCCTGCCTGATGTATGGACTGGCCTTGCTGGTGAGTCCATTAAATTTAGACGAGGGCAAGTATGTATGGTTGCTGCTGCACCGAATGCTGGTAAGAGTATGTTTGCTCTTGTCTATGCAATCAAGGCAAAGGTACCAACACTTTTCTTTTCAGCCGATACTGATACTGCTACAGTCTTGATGCGTTCAGCAGCGCAGATCTCAGGGCATACACAGTTAACAGTTGAATCCAATATGGAATATAAGGATGACTTCTACGCTGACCACCTAACCAAGATGTCGCACATACAATGGGTCTTTGATTCAAGTCCATCACTCGATGACATTGAATTAGAAATCAAAGCCTACGTTGAACTCTTTGGCATAGCACCTGAGTTAATTATCATTGATAACTTAATGAATGTTGCAGCCGAAACAGACAATGAATGGGCAGGACTACGTGCAATTATGATGGAACTGCACGATATGGCACGCAAGACAGAGGCTTGTGTCTTAGTACTTCATCACGTATCAGAACAATCAGAGTATGGGTCACCGTTGATGCCACCTCCACGCCGTGCTATACACGGTAAGGTCAGTCAGTTACCCGCTCTTATACTTACACTAGGTTATGACCCATCACAGGGTATGTTGCGTGTGGCTGCAGTGAAGAATCGCTTCGGTCCACACACAGCAGATGCTTCTAAATGGGCTACACTATTTGTTAACTTTGCAGCGTGTCAGATAGGAGACCAAGATGCACAAGGCAGGGCATACTTGCACTCTAATATGCAGACGGTGTACTAATGCATAAAGAGAAGAGCATTGGAAAGATCTGGCTATGTATTGGTATCAGTAAGCAGATAGCATTCGGCTTTGTAATTAATAAATACTTTGTCAGTGTTGATGTTGGACCATTCTATATAACGGTGGAGTTCTAATGTCTAACAAGAACGGACGTAAAGGTTCTCAGTTTGAGACAGATGTAATGAAGTGGCTCCGCAATGCGGGTGCTATGGCAGAACGTTTGACTAAGGCTGGGGCAAAGGATGAAGGAGATATGGTTGTTATCATATCTGGGGAAACTTACATCCTTGAACTCAAGAACAGGCAGACCCTTTCCCTGCCTGAGTTCTGGAGAGAAGCGCAAGTTGAGGCGCTTAACTATGCAAAGGCACGAGGTCTTGGGGAAGTACCTATGTCTTATGTTGTAGTTAAGCGTCGCAACGCATCAATAGATCAGGCTTGGGTAATCCAAGACTTAACTCAATGGCTAAAGGAGAAACAATAATGCCAGTACCAGGCGGAGAAATAACAACGACAGAGATACTAGTACCAGAAGTTGAACCAGAAGAAGTAGATGATAGTTCAACTAAGCAAGGATGAGGTACGAGTCTGTACCTTGTTAGCAACAGAGCGTTGGCTTGCTAAGTATGGGTCAGTAGACAGACCTAACTATGCAGAAGGTAAGAAGAACGGCTACTTAGAGCACGAACTTCTTGCTAATGTGCGGGCCAACGTATCTGAGTGGGCTGTTGCATCATTGACTGATACTGCGTGGAACGTACCGTGGTATCCCAATGAACTACACCCACGCCGTGCAAAACTGCCTGATGTTGGTAACAACTTTGAGGTACGCACTGTACGCACACGTGATTCTATTCCATTCTGGAGTAAGGATAACGGGAAGATCTTAGTAGGCACAAAGATTCTTGATGAAGATTATTACTCACAGGTTGAAGTCTATGGTTACTGTAACCCTGAAGAGTATGCAACGTCCCAGTACAGGGATGAGGTTATCGGTGGCTGGCGTGTACCAGTAACAGAACTGAAGGAGTTCAAATGATTTGTTCTAACTGTATGAAAGGTGGAGAAGAGAACTCTCTTACCCATTACAAACGTGCCTCTAATTGGCACGACAAGTGCAACGACAAGGGGTGTGTATGCCAGCACAAGACTGGTCCAGGGTACGTAAAGCGGGAGGGTTCAAAGGTCCCGTTGATGCAAACACAATCCCCATAGGATTAATAGTTACCCACTATGGTGGGGAAGTAAGAGAGGGTAGGTCAGCATCTGTTAGGTGCTGCATCCACCCAGATAAAAGACGTAGTGCTGTCATCAATACTTATGACAACCTATTCTTTTGTCACACCTGTGGGAAGGGTGGCAATGCAGTAAATGTTGTCGGGATAATAGAGAACTTGGAGTTTAAGGATGCACTCAAAAGAGCAATCGAAATCGTTGCTGGAAGCGGTCACACACTACAGCAAAAGTCTGGACGCAAAGGCGCTGGAGTATCTCGAAGGACGTGGGATATCTGAAGACGTTGCTCTGCAGTTTTCATTAGGACTAGTCACCGATCCAATCAATGGTCACGAAAACCACGCGGGCTGGCTTTCTATCCCCTATCTGACTGCGTTGGGTATGTGTGTGGGTGTGAAGTTTCGCAGGTTAGATGATGGCAAGCCTAAGTACGGTGCACCTACGGGACAGAAGGCTCACCTATTTAATGTTGCTGATATAACTATTGATTCAGGTGCCATTGTTATATGTGAAGGTGAGTTAGATGCGGTAGTTGTATCGGGTTTGATAAACATACCTGCAGTGGGTGTACCTGGAGTGCAGGCTTGGAAGCCACACTTCTCTAAGTTATTTACTGGATACGATACCGTCTACATTGTAGGTGATAACGATATCAAAGAGGACGGCACCAATCCTGGGGCTGAGTTCTCTCGCCGTGTCTCACAAGAGGTATTGAACTCACGCATAGTATCATTGCCTGCATCAATGGACATTAACGATTACTACCTTGCAAACGGCAAAGAAGAATCGTTAAAACTATTTGGAGGTGTGTGATGTATGGTGATGACCGAGAACGAGTGGGTCATAATGCTACAGACTTTGCAGCATATGGGCTTTCACATCTTGCACCACGACAGGAAGACGCAGACAATACTCATACGCCCGCAGCCAATCCGTTAATAGATCACGCTGCAGTTACTGGCTATCGTGCACTGGGTGTATCAACTGAGGACTTAACATCCTTCATTGAATCCTTTGCTTCCCTTCGTGCTATGCGTGTCAAGGGTGTAGGCCACGACCAATACTCACACGCTAAGGGACAAAAGTTTGAGTCCTTTACCACATCAGATACCATCAGAGAATTGATTGAAGAGTTAGCAGATGCCAGTAATTACATTGACTTCCTTGCTATCAAACTACTTAACATCCAACACACTATAGATTTGGTGCTACCTGACTGTGACTGAACCCAACCCAATACTCAATGACATTGTGCCTAGTGTGGTGAGCCTTGTTCACCGTCGCTATCGTAAGTATGTAGACCGTGCTGACCTAACGCAAGAGGCATACGCTTGGTTGATGACACGTGTTGTGTACTTCAATGGGTTACTAGAAGAAGAGAGTGAGAGCATTCGCCTTGCTAATCAAAGGCGTATAGGTTGGCAGATGAAGCGTGCTGTTGAACGCTATGCCCGCAAAGAGAAGGCCACTCGATCTGGATATCAAACCAATGATGAATCCTTCTATGATGTTATTACTATTGCACAACTCTTACCTTATGTTATCGCAAGCGTTGTCAATGATACTGCCATTGAACAGGCACAGAACCTAGTCAATGATGGCACACCACGTAAACCTTCTGCACCTTCTGAGGGTGGCAACCTGTTGGCTACGCTCATTGATATCAAGAAGTCTTATGAATTACTAGATGAAGATGAGCAGAAGATACTACGCCTGAGATACCACGAGAACTATACGCTGCAACAGTTGAGTGAGGTTCTTGAGTGTGCTATCTCTACTGCAGATCGAAGATGCGGTAATGCTTTACGTAAACTACTTAACTTTATGGGAGGGGAGTCACCTTACTAATGATATATGACTATGAATGTCCAGGATGTGGTGATGTGCGACAGATAGAGCGCAAGATGACTGACCCTGAAGAGACATACATCTGTACTAATTGTCACAATGAGTTCCGCCGTGTGTGGACTTCTCCTCCTGTTACATTCAAGGGCAAAGGCTTCTACTCTACGGACAAATAAAGAACCTCACCGCAGGAAGGGTAGCGGTGAGGTTCTTTGTGCCCGAAGAAGAGGATGCACTTATAGTGTATCAGTACCATCCTCGTCTGTTGCTATGTTGGAGAGCGCGACACGCAGATTTTCCGTAGCGATGGTCAAGGTATCGTAGACCGTGAAGGATTTGTAGTTCAGGCTGGCTACTACGCTCTCTAAGGAGTTGAGCAATTCCGTAAGCCGTGCTTCTTGGGTTGTCTGCGAGGTGGTCAAACCTGCTCTCACGGGTCCAAAGGGTGAGCAGACACTGGATCTGGTTGTGGTTGTAACCGAGTGCTCTCGCGTAACTAACTGTAAGTGCCCTGTTCTCACGCTTCTCCTCCATTGTCGCCTTCGTCCGTGCCTTTAGATAGGTTTTCTTTGAGGACAGGGGCACCTCGCCCGTCTGCTGTGCGGACACGAACACCGACAACAGGGATAGTATTACCATCAAGGTCAATCCACGTTTTACCTTCTTGTTCATCTGTCTTCTTCTCCATTTCAAGCAGTTGCTTATAGGTATCAGGGTAAAGATGAGCAAGACGTATCAATGCACGGTCTCTTGCCCTTCTGTAGTTGCGTTGGCGCACTGCCTGTTTAGCAGCACCAACCATTCTCTTATTCTCCGCCTCCATTGTTCGTCTTATCCTCCCATACTATTAGAACGTAGGCTATCAACATCACCAGCAGTAGACCTAAGAAGTAACTCATTGTGTGCCCGCCAATACTGCGTGGACAATCTTTGTTATATCAATGGGTTCAATTATCAATCGCGCATCCTCTTCCCCTGCCTCCCAGCAGGAGACCAATAGACGTGAGTCCATAGGTGATTGGCGTAGCCATTGGTATGCACTGTGCGGATCTTCCCCGCCCCATACTGCGTTGCCTTCCTTGGTTGCTACCTCATAGAAGTTTACCAGTTTATTCTTTGGGTGAAATCCCACCACGTTATCCTCAGTTGTCATCACTTCCTCCTTCTACCTTGACCCATACAAACCCGTCTTGGTGCTTGCTTATCTGTGCCAGTATGTCGAACCACCGTTGGTCTACCTCTGCGGTAATTGTGTAAGTATTCTTTGGTTGCTTTTGTAGTTCTAATTTTCTTTTCATCCCTATAATTTGTTCTGCTATGTAGTAAGTCTTATATCTAGGCATCTTCTCCTCCTTGTTTGAATGTATCTACCATAGACAGGGCGTAGACCATACGCATAAGGTTCATCCCTGCCTCCTTCTCTGTCTCTTCATCTTGTACTTGTAGTATTGCTAGGTCTTGACACAACTGTGCCTTAGCACGCCAGTAGTCTACCGTAGGCTCAGACATTACT